ACAAGATTAAGCCATGTTAGAACAAAAACTACAAGAAGAATTAAATCGTTATAAAGCCATCAATAGATATGGTAAAACGATGATAATGGAACAAGATGCTCTTGGTGGTGAATTACCCCCACCTGCAGACCCTGCGGCGGCACCTGCCGACCCAGCGGCATTACCTACAGACGTTCCACCTGCAGACCCTGCAATGGACCCTATGGCTGACGCGGGAGCGGCACCAGCATTACCTGAAGGTGATACTACGGAGGAAATTGATATTACAGATTTAGTCGATATGACTAAAAGTATTAAAAAAGATATTGAAACTAACAAACAAGACCACGGTGCGGTTGTAAGTAAAATGGACGATGTGTTCAGTAAACTTAATGACCTTGAAGCTAAATTAAGTCAAATGGATGCTGTTATGGCTAAAATTGACCAATTAGGTACTCAAGTTCAACAAATGAAACCTGAAACTCCAGTTGAGAAATTAGAAATGAGATCTTTAGATTCATATCCATTTAACGAAAAACCACAAGAATTTTTCGCTCACAAACAAGGTGAAATGAGAGCAAGTGGTAAAAATGAATATGTACTAACTAAAGATGAAGTAAGTAATTACTCACCAGATCAAGTTAAAACGTCTTTTAATCCAACACCTGATGAATATCAATTCTAATATAAATTTTTTATTAGGGTTAAGTGCTCAGTTAAAGGTGATGCATTGGCAAACTAAAGGTTATTCAAGACATCAAGCTTTTGGTAGTACATACGACACCTTGAGTGATTTAACGGATACTTTCGTTGAAGTTGCAATGGGGAAATATGGTCGTTTTAAGTTGGATGATGAGACAAATACAATAACATTAGTTAATTTATCAGAATTAAAACCTGAGGAAATGGTTAATACTGTAAAAAATGCTCTCATTCAATATAGCGAACAATTTGAACCAACCGACACAGACATTTTAAATATTAGAGATGAAATGTTGGGTCTGTTTAACAAATTATCATATCTATTAACTTTAGAATAATACTTAAAAACATTTTTAAAAATAATTGAACCGGATTTCTTAATTCGGTTTTTTTTATTTATATTTTACTATAACAGTTTTATAAATAAAAATTTTTAATTATGTCAACATTTGATGCAGTACTAGCACAGTACGAGAAAAACAAAAATGCCACAAGTGGCAATTCTAACAAAATGTCCTCAGAAGACAGAATGAAGCGTTATTTCACTACCGTATTACCTAAGGGTTCTAAGGGAGAAGAAAGACGTATTCGTATTTTACCTACAAAAGATGGTGGTTCACCATTCGTTGAGGTTTACTTCCACGAAGTTCAAGTGGATGGAAAATGGGTTAAATTATATGACCCTAAACAAGAAGGAAAACGTTCACCATTGAACGAAGTTCAAGAAGCTTTAATGGCTACAGGTGTTGAAGCAGATAGAGAAACTGCTCGTCAATATCGTTCTCGTAAATTCTATATCGTAAAAGTTATAGATAGAGACCACGAAAATGATGGTGTTAAATTTTGGAGATTTAAACACAACGCAAAGGGTGATGGTATTTTAGACAAAGTATTCCCAATCTTCCGTAACAAAGGTGATATTACTGACCCTGAAAAAGGACGTGATATGATTTTATCATTAACCTTAACTAAAGCGGGTACAGGTAAAGAGTATACAGTAATCAATTCAGTTATTCCTGAAGATGCGGGTCCGTTACATGCAGATTCTAACGTAGCGAAAGCTTGGTTAGATGATGAATTAACATGGTCTGATGTTTATTCTAAGAAAGGTGAAGATTATTTAGAGATGGTTGCAAGAGGTGAAGTTCCACGTTGGGATTCTAATCAAAACAAATTTGTTTCAAGTAATAACACTACTGACGAAGAAACAATTTCAGCACCTAAAAAATCTACTCCTGTGGTTGACCCACAAGAAGAGGAAGAGGTTGACGGAGACTTACCGTTCTAATTATTCACGGGGTGGTGAAATATCCACCCCATTTTTAAAAACACAAACATGGCAGGTATTAAAAAAACAGATTTCTCGGCGATTAAGAAGAAATTCTCAAAAGAAGCAGAATATAAACCAGACCGTTTTTTCGATTTGGGTGACGCTTTCTTAGATGCGACAGGTATTCCTGGTCCAGCAATGGGTCACATCAATATGTTATTAGGACATAGTGATACAGGTAAAACAACTGCACTTGTAAAGTCAGCAGTAGATGCACAAAAGAAAGGTATTGTTCCTGTATTTGTAATTACAGAACAAAAATGGAGTTGGGACCATGCAGAATTAATGGGTTTCAATAAAGATGGTGATTATCTTTTCAATAGTGATTTTGAGTACATTGAACAAATCACAGAGTATATTAATGAATTATTAGATGCTCAAGAAAAAGGGGATTTACCTCATGATTTATTAATCTTATGGGATTCAGTAGGTTCAGTTCCTTGTAAAATGACTTACGATGGTAAAGGTGGTAAACAACACAATGCGTCGGTATTAGCTGACAAAATTGGAATGGGTATCAACCAACGTATTTCAGGTTCAAGAAGAACAGATAAACCTTATACGAACACATTAATCATTGTTAACCAACCTTGGGTAGAATTACCTGATAATCCTTTTGGACAACCAAAGATTAAAGCAAAAGGTGGAGAAGCAATTTGGTTAAATTCAAGTATTGTATTCTTATTTGGTAATCAAAAAGGTGCGGGTACAACTAAAATCTCAATCACAAAAGATAAGAGAAAAGTTAAAATTGCAACAAGAACAAAAATTTCTATCATGAAAAACCACATCAATGGTTTAGGATATGAAGATGGACGTATCTTGGTTACATCACACGGATTTATGGGTGGAAGAGAAGAAGGAGAAGAAAAGAAATCTCTTGAAGAATACAAAAAAGAGTGTGGTGAATACATCAGTAAGATGTTAGGTGTTAGTGTTACAGACATCGCAGACGTAGAAGTTGTAACAGAAGAGTCAGACCTATAAAATTTTTTAATGTCCGTTTTACTTGTTGATGGAGATAATTTACTTACGATTGGTTTCTATGGTGTCAAGAATATGTTCTTTAAAGGGCAACATATTGGAGGAATATATCATTTTCTCAATACTCTTAGGAGAACGTTTGAGTTATATCACTTAGATAAGATAGTTGTATTTTGGGATGGATTTGAAGGTTCTCAAAATAGAAAAAAAATATACGTTCATTATAAAGAAAATAGACGGCAAAGACTTAGGTCTGAAGAAGAATTAAGTTCATACTCATACCAAAGAGAACGAGTTAAACAATATCTCGAAGAGTTATTTGTAAGACAAGGTGAGTATGAATTTTGTGAAACAGATGATAGTATCGCTTATTACACACAAAACTCACCTAACGAAAGGAAAATCATATATTCATCTGATGGAGATTTGACACAATTAGTGTCAGACAATACGGAAATTTATAATCCGTCTCATCACAAATTATACAAACAAAATGATACGATAGTTTACGACCACGAAGAAATCTTAATTGAAAACGTTAAGTTAGTAAAAATGATGTGTGGTGATTCCTCAGACAACATTGCAGGAATTAAAGGAATGGGAGTTAAGAAATTCATCTCCTTATTTCCCGAAATCAGAACTGAAAGAATATCTGTTCAACAAGTTAAAGAAAGGGGTAATCTCCTTTTTGAACAGGATAAACACAACAAATTAATTGCAAATTTATTAACAGGAGTTACAAAGTACGGTGTATTTGGTGACGAGTTCTTCGACGTAAACAATCGTATTGTTAGTTTGGATGAACCATTTTTGACTGACGAAGCAATAGAAAATATTACATTGTTAATTAATGAACCATTAGACCCTGAGGGCCGGTCGTATAAAAATACAATGAGAATGATGATGGAAGATGGATTGTTTAATGTGTTACCAAAATCAGATGACGCATGGACAAAATTTTTAAACCCATTTCTCCGTTTAACAAGAAAAGAAAAAAACAATAAAAAAACAATAAAAATCAAAAATTATGAGTAATCAACAGCCAGACATTACAAAATTCGAATTTATTCTAACATTAGAAGGGAACATAATCTGTCAAAGATACTTCAACGTAAAAGATCACGTTGATCAAGCTAGACGTTCAATGGACTTACACTATTATATAAAAAATATTTGTGAGGAAATTAGTGAAGATTTGAAAATAAAAAGTTCCAATTATTTGTGTGAAAATCAAAATTATTTCTTATCTTCCGACTATGTGGAAGATTTACCAGAGAAGGATAGAGAACATTTTTTATTAGAAATTAAGTTGGAAGACGATGTATTTATTCAGAGGATATTTCCCGCATATTGTTACCACCCAAAAGTTAGATATACGGTTGACATACGTCCAAAACTCAAAATAATTTTATCAGAGTTAACTGATATTTTATCATCCGAAGAGTTGGAGACCACATATTTGAACTACGAGTTATAATTTAAAATATATATAAAAAATAAACATGGAAGAGAGGAATTTTGGGTATTTAGGGTTTTCATTTCAACAATCCCTAATTAAAGCAATAGTTGAAGATAAGAAATATGCAGAATCGATAATTGACGTATTAGAAACTAAATTTTTTGAGAACGCCTCATTTAAATTTATCATTGAGAACATTAAAGAGTTATATAAGACCTATAATAGAATTCCCGATTACAATACACTGGCCCAAAAAATTATGGCTGAAGGTGGTAATAAAGATTCCTCTAAGGTACATCTTGATACGTTAGAATCAATAAAGGAAAATGAAGACCAAATTGCGTATGTTAAAGACACGGCTCTCAATTTTTGTAAACAACAAAATTTAAAAAGAGAACTTAAAAGTGTACAAAATATCATTGAAAGTGGTGAATTTGAGGCGTATAATAAAATTGAACAAATCATTCAAAAGGCGTTACAAATTGGTATTACAAATGACGAAGCTCATGATGTGTTTTTTGATATTGATGGAGCGTTAGAAAAGGATTTTAGACACCCATTACCGACAGGTATTGTTGGGGTTGACAATTTACTTAAAGGTGGGTTAGGAATTGGAGAATTGGGGGTTGTATTGGCTCCTACGGGTACTGGTAAAACCACATTACTTACCAAGTTTGCTAATACGGCATATAACTTAGGATATAATGTCGTTCAAATATTTTTTGAAGATAATCCAGGTAACATTAAAAGAAAACATTACACCATTTGGTCGGACATTGCACCTGACGAACAACCTGAATTTAAAGACTTGGTAAAAGAAAAAGTTGAGGAAGCTCAATCTCGTTCTACAGGTACTTTAAAATTATTAAAATTGGCGAGTGATAATGTTACGGTTTCTGAAATTAAAAATAAAATCAGAAAAATGAATTCAGATGGTATTAAAGTGGATTTATTGGTGTTAGATTATGTGGATTGTATCTCTTCAGATAAATCAACTAACGGTGAAGAATGGAAGGGTGAGGGTTCGGTAATGAGAAGTTTAGAATCAATGACAGGTGAATTTGAAATGGCGATATGGACAGCAACTCAAGGTAATCGTGAATCAATTTCAAGTGAAGTTGTAACGGGAGACCAAATGGGTGGGTCAATTAAGAAAGCACAAATTGCACACGTTATTTTATCTATCGGTAAAACGTTAGAACAAAAAGAACATAACTTAGCTACTTTAACTTTACTTAAATCACGTATTGGTAAAGATGGTGTAGTATTTCAAAACTGTAAATTCAATAACGAATATTTGGTAATCGATACCGAATCACAAAATACTTTATTAGGTCACGAACAAGATGAAGTTGAAAAGAGAAAAAATAGAGTTGCCGATGTCTACAGAAAGGCACAAGAAAAAAAAGTATCACAAATTAAATAAATAAACATGAAAGAGAAAATATTAATGGAGAATCCCCATAGATTCGTTTTGTTCCCTATTGAACATAATGATTTATGGAAAATGTATAAACAACAACAAGCTTGCATATGGACAGCGGAAGAGATTGATTTAGGTCAAGATGTAACAGATTGGGAAAATAAATTGAATTCAGATGAACAACATTTTATTAAACACGTATTGGCATTTTTTGCTGCGTCTGATGGTATTGTAAATGAAAATATTGCTGAAAACTTTGTAAACGAAGTACAATATACTGAGGCTAAAATGTTTTACGGTTTCCAAATTATGATGGAAAACATTCATAGTGAGACATACTCATTATTGATTGACTCATATATTAAAGACAAAGAAGAACAATTACATTTATTTCACGCAATAGATACAATTCCAGCAATTCAAAAGAAAGCAGAATGGGCGGTAAAATGGATTAGTTCAGAATCTTTTGTTGAGAGACTAATTGCATTTGCTGCGGTTGAGGGTATTTTCTTTTCAGGATCATTCTGTTCAATATTTTGGTTGAAGAAAAGAGGTTTAATGCCAGGGTTAACATTCTCAAATGAACTAATCTCAAGAGATGAGGGAATGCATTGTGATTTTGCTTGTCACTTATATAATAACCACATTGAAAATAAATTAAGTGAAAAGAAAATTAGAGAGATTATCTGTGGAGCGTTAGAAATTGAAAAAGAATTTATTCTTGAAGCATTACCAGTTAGGTTAATTGGTATGAATTCAGAATTAATGGCTCAATATCTTGAGTTTGTAACAGATAGGTTATTAACTGCGTTAGGTTGTTCAAAAGTATATAACTCTACAAATCCATTTGATTTTATGGAGAACATTGCAATACAAGGGAAAACAAATTTCTTTGAAAAACGAGTTGCTGAATATCAAAAGATGGGGGTAAATAATAACGGTTCCGAAGATTTAGATTCGGCATTTGGTGACGTAGATTTTTAAAAAAATTAAATATAAGATGAAAGTAAAGAAAAGAGACGGGTCCTTTGAGGAAATGAGATATGATAAAATTACAAGAAGAATAAGTATTTTTTGTAGTGATTTAAATTTAGAATATATTGACCCAACATATGTTACCTTAAAAGTAACACAAGGTATATATGATGGAATTTCAACAACAGAATTAGATGTTTTAGCAGCTGAGACTGCGGCATCAATGACAACAACACATCCAGACTATGCGAAATTGTCTGGTAGGTTAGCGGTTTCTAATTTACATAAAACCACACCAAAAAAATTCTCACAATGTATTAAAGAGTTGTATTCTTTTATTGAACCAAAAACAGGAAAAGAATCTTCATTAATATCAACTGAGGTTTATGATTTTGTCATGAACAATAAAGAATCACTTGACGGTTCAATTCACCAAGAAAGAGATTTGGAGTTTGATTATTTTGGTTTTAAAACATTAGAACGTTCATACCTTTTAAAAATAGGTTCACGAGTTGTTGAGAGACCTCAATATATGTACATGAGAGTTGCTGTAGGTATATGTAATGGAGATTTATCAATGGCGTTAAGAATTTATGATGATTTGTCACAACATTATTATACACACGCAACACCAACATTATTTAATGCAGGAACAAAACGACCACAAATGTCATCTTGTTTTTTAATTGGAAATAAAGGAGACGACATCAACGGACTATTTGATACTATTAAAGACGTTGCAAACATTTCTAAGTGGGCTGGTGGTATTGGATTACATGTACATGATGTTCGTGCTAAAGGTGCATATATTAAAGGAACTGGTGGAGAATCTGACGGTATTGTTCCAATGATGAAAACATATAATGAGGTTGCTCGTTGGATTAATCAAGGAGGAAAACGTAAAGGTTCATTTGCCGTTTATCTTGAACCATGGCATGCAGACGTTTTTGAATTTATTGATTTAAGAAAAAATACAGGTAAGGAAGAAATGAGAGCAAGAGATTTATTCTTAGCTATGTGGACACCTGATTTATTTATGCAACGTGTTGAACAAGATGGTGATTGGTCTTTATTTTCACCAGACGAAGCTCCTGGTTTATCTGATGTATATGACACACCTGAAGAAAAGAAATTCACTAAGCTATATGAATCATATGAAAAACAAGGAAAGGCGAGAAAAGTAATTAAGGCGAGAAAGTTAATGGATGCAATTTTAACTTCTCAAATTGAAACGGGAACACCATATATGTTATATAAAGACCCCGCAAACTATAAATCAAATCAAAAGAACTTAGGTACAATTAAATCTTCAAATTTATGTACCGAAATTATTGAATACTCTTCACCAACAGAACAAGCTGTTTGTAATTTGGCATCAATCGCATTGCCTAAGTATATCATTAACGGTGAATTTAATCACCAAATGTTATATGAATATACCTACCAAGTTGTAAAAAACTTGAACAACGTAATCGATTTAAATTTTTACCCAACCGAAGAAACAAAACGTTCAAATTTCAAACATCGACCTGTTGGTTTAGGGGTTCAAGGATTGGCTGATGTATTTTGTTTATTGGGATTACCATTTGAAAGTGAAGATTCGGATACGTTACAGACAGATATTTTTGAAACAATTTATTTTGCGGCATTAACATCGTCTAAAGATTTGGCAAAAGAATTTGGACCATACGAGTCTATTGTTGGGTCACCTATTGAAAAAGGTATTTTCCAATATGAAATGTGGGGTAAAAAAGATTCAGATTTGTCAGGTCGTTGGGATTGGAAATCTTTAAGAAAAGAAATAAAATCCAATGGTGTTAGAAATTCATTATTGGTGGCACCAATGCCAACAGCATCTACCGCACAGATTTTAGGAAATAATGAGGCGTTTGAACCATTTACAACTAACTTATATTCTCGTAGAACATTAGGTGGTGAATTTATTGTTATCAATAAACATTTAGTTAAAGAACTAATTAAATTGAATGTTTGGAATGACAACTTAAAAAATAAATTAATAATGGAAAATGGGTCAGTTCAAAATATTCCTGAAATACCTACCGAAGTAAAAGAAAGATATAAGACCGTTTGGGAAATGTCACAAAAAAGAATTTTACAAATGGCGGCAAATCGAAGTGTTTTTATAGACCAATCCCAATCTTTAAATTTATTTATTGATAATGCGACTAAACCTAAATTATTGGCAGCACATTTATTTGGTTGGAAATTAGGGTTAAAAACGGGTATGTATTATTTAAGAACAAGAGCTGCGGTGGACGCGTTAAAAGGTTTGGGTATTGATATGTCAAGTTCAAAACCTGCGGAACAAAATCCTGGACAACAAACGGCGGTATTTTTAACTACCCCAACAAATAATACACTTATAAGTGAAGAAACTCCAGAAATGGAAATGACAACAATAAAACCAATAGATTCTCCATTTGATTGTGAGGGTTGTGGTTCTTAATATAGTTGTGTCAATATTAAATAGTATATTAAATCCAACCTCGGTTGGATTTTTTATTTATTACCATTTTAGATTAGTTTATATTTATTGATATGGCAGTAACATATGGTATAGATTTCCCATTTAGGGATAGTCTTCAAGGTAAGTTTATAAAAATGACTAGTAGTCCCGAAAGAGAGATTAGAGCAAATCTAATTCATCTTTTATTGACAAAAAAGGGAAGTAGATATTACCTACCTGATTTTGGAACTAGATTATATCAATACATTTTTGACCAAAACGATAGTGTTACGTTTAATTTAATTGAGGATGAAATTAGGGAATCTGTAAAAAAGTACATACCAAATTTAGACATCAATTCAATTTTGGTTATGTCAGCGGAAGATGACCCTGACCATACAACGACATTCACAGAAAATGAAGATGAAAGACTTTTTAGAGTAAGTGATAATGCAACTAAACCATATACTGCGGTGGTTAAAATAAACTACACAGTTAATAACGGAGCCTTTTCATCTTCGGACTTTATAATATTAAACATATAAAATGGCAAAAAAAATATCATACGCAACCAGAGATTTTGCTGGATTAAGACAAGAGTTAGTAAATCTAACTACCGAATACTATCCTGATTTAATCAAGAACACAAACGACGCATCAATATTTTCAGTATTGTTGGATTTAAACGCTGCTGTTGCGGATAATTTACATTTTCATATTGACAGAGTTTGGCAAGAAACTATGTTGGACTTTGCACAACAAAGACAATCGTTATTTCATATTGCAAAAACATATGGTATTAAAATACCGGGTAATCGACCTTCAGTATCCTTAGCCGATTTTTCAATCAATGTTCCTGTTAGAGGAGATAAGGAGGATGAAAGATATTTGGGTACAATTAGAATTGGAGCTCAAGTTTCAGGTGCTGGTCAAATATTTGAGTCTATCACTGATATTGATTTCTCAAGTCCTTTTAATGACAAAGGTGAACCAAATCGATTAAAAATACCAAATTTTGATAGTAACAATACGTTGGTATCATATACAATAACTAAAAGAGAACCTGTCGTTAATGGGGTCTCAAGAATATATAGAAGGGTTATCACAGAATTAGACCAAAAACCTTTTTTAAGACTTTATTTACCTGAACAAAATGTTTTGGGTGTTACATCGGTAATTCATAAGGATGGTACAAGTTTTAATGCCAATCCAACATCTAGTGAATTTACAACGATAACAAATAAATGGTATGAAGTTAAATCTTTAATACAAGATAAAGTTTTCATCCCCGACCCAACTGCGGTATCTGACAAAGATAATTTTAAGGCAGGAAAATATATTGATGTTGTAAATAAATTTTATACGGAACATACCCCTGAAGGTTATTATTCTTTAACATTTGGTTCAGGAAATGTAGACCCGTTAGATAATTTGGACAATTACATGAATGGTTCACTTAAAGTAAACTTAGCAAGTTATTTAAACAACATGTCTTTAGGGTCAATACCAAAAGCTGGTACCACATTATTTGTT